GTCATTCATGGGGCTGCGGTTTTGAAGGTAAACCACAATGACGTTTCCTTGGGAGCCTGATCCATTTGAACAAATCACGCAACGCATGCGCGAGCTTGACGTACCGGAGTTTCTGCGCCGCGACGCGAACAATCGCGCACCGTGGTTCGAAAGTCCGCATTCCCACAATAACCGAGTAACTGCTGCCGGAAAACCACTCAGTCCCGTAGCAAGTCCTCCAGCGACGCCCCCTGCATGGGTTCCGCCTTGGGAAGCCAAGAATTTGCCTCGCGACGCATAGCCGCGCGCACGACGCCGGTCACGCCGCTATCGCGCGCACGCTCAAAAAGCAATATCTCGCCCTCCGCCAACGCCTTGTCCACGTCAGGGTCATCTTTGATCGCGGCCCACTCAATGCCGGCAGCGCGCAACGCCAGCTCGCGGGGCACGCCTTCACTCAGGCGCTGCAAGAGCAGTTCTCGCGGCGTCTGAGGTTCTTTCTTTCCTGGAAAGGTCCACGGAAACATCAGGCCTTCTTGGCTTGGCCGATCTGATAAGGCATCCACATGCAGAAGCGTTCGATAGGCAACGGGTCGCCTTCCTGCACCAACGTCACCGAAGTAACGCCGTATGCCGTACCGTTTGGCGTAGTCGCTATGAGATTAACCATGCGGCTGTTCCACACGTACGTAATGATAGCAGCGCACAGTTGGTCACTCGGCTCGTCCTTGATGCGCTCAGTTTCCGCTGGCGAGTACCACACCACACGGCCAATTGTCGGTTCGATCATTTTGTCCTCTTTAAGGTTGCTCGGTTCGTACTCATAGTCGCGTGCGAGACGCCCGCTTGTCTTCGTCGCACGGTCGATTGCGCGTCCCGCCGGCCCCAGCATTTCGCGGTGCAGGCCTTCGGCAGTCAGGCGTTCCGAGTTTTGCTCCACATGGCCGCGAGCACGCAAAATTGACAATGCCATGTCGCGACTGCCGCCGAGCTGCTCGGTAAGTCGGTCGAGAAGGGGTTGGTGCTGCGTCATCGCTGTGCAACGATCTGCGGGCCGCCGGACGCGGGAGGCGTCTCGCCGCCCTGTACTGCGCCACTTGCCGCTCGCGCGCCCAAGGCTGCTGGCACGCCGGATACGCCGCGTCCGCCTCCAATCAAGTCTCGGTAGTTTGGCGGTAGCGAACGCAAGAACATGCGTACGTTACCCCGCAACTGCACCAGACTAAAGGCAGCCGACGCCAATCCCGCGCCCGGTAGCGCATGCCCAACAATATGCGCGCCCTCCGCAGCCATCAACGCACTCTCAAAACCTGCTTCGCCTTTTCGTTTCGTCGCGTACTCCGCGGCGTGGTCTGCCACGTACTGCACGCGTGTCAATTGCTCAGGCGTCAACAACGCACGCGCTACGCTGCTGCTCTTACCCTGCAGCATTTCGCGTGCCGCGCTTTGAATGTCAGGAACCGCTTGCGCGCCTTTAAATGCCTCACGCATGTAAAGTTCCTGCATCGCTTGGCGAGGCGCCGGGTTATTAACTGTAATGCGATTGATGGAGTTTACCGCGTTCAGTGCGGCGTCCTCTCCCGCGTGGCCTACTTTGACGACGTTCAACAGCGCACTGCCGAGGCTGGTACGGTCGTCTCCCTGCCCAATAGCGCGCAGCATGTCGCTATCTTCAATCGTGGTTTTAAGATCGCGCCACGAAGCATCGCTACGGCGCGCGTAGTTCAGCATGCGTGGCCCTTCGGGAGTGCCTAACGTATTGACCAGATGTAGTTCCTTTATCCGGTCCCCAAGCTGCGCCGCCTCGTTTAGCCCCTGCGCAGTCAAACCGTCTGCACGGCGAGCACTGGCTTTTATGCCTGAAGTCACGTTCCGAATTGCTTCGTATTGCTGAAGAGGATTGCGACCGACTGCGTTTTCAGTTGTTGCGTCAAGTCGTCTCGCAGCGCCCATGATCGCAGGATCTTGGTCCATGCCCGCCCGGGTGGCGGCCGCAACTGCGTTCGTACGGATGCCCGGCGAGACGGGTGCATTCGCTAATGCATCTTCTACAACGCCATAGCCGTGTTGCGCAGCATTATGCTCTTGCTGTACTGCCGGCGCGATGCGCTGTGAAGCATCTGCTTCAGTTGCGGCTCCGCCTGGTAGCGATGCCTGTGCGCGCGATGCGCCGGACTGCACAGCATCGCGCATAGCAACTAGCTGTTGCTCGTCCACGTTATAGTGACTAGCGACCTGCATCGCCTGCCGTCGCGTGGCCGCCGTCGCGTGCGGATCAGCAAGAATTTCAGCAGCGCCGCCCAGCTCTCGGGCTGCGTTACCCCGGACGACGCGGCCTATCAACTGCCCGATACCTTCTCCAAGAATACCGCCGGCTGCACCCGCCGCGCCTGCGATCGTAATGTCAGTCGCGTCACCGCCTTCCATCGCCTTAACAGTCGCGCTGACGCCCGCACCGCCTGCCACGCGGGCTGCAGCACCTAGCACCGGACGCGCTTCTGGAGCGATGCCGCCGACCGCGCCATAGCCCGCCGCCTCCGCTGACTTTGCCAAGCTTGGGTCAGTGCCTTGCATCCAATCTTTAAAGGATTGCCCCGCAACACCGCCTGCCGCGCCCGCCAGCATGGCTCCTGGCACGCCGCCTGCCGCGCCCGCTACGTTCCCAATTACGCCGCCAATCGCAGGCGCATTGCTGACGACAGGCCCCGCGGCGCGTTCAGCGGGCGTCGCGATACGGTCCCCCGCGGGCGTAGTGCGGCCAGTCCACGGCGCGGCGCCAACATCGGGCAGGCTCGAGACTTGTTCTTTATTCGTTCCTGTATCTCGAGTAATTTCCGCCTGATATCGCTGCAGCACCGTTGCCGCAGTCGGCCGCCCCTTGAAAAACATCGGGTTGTTGCGCGCCGCAGCCTCACCAACGATCGAACGCGCATCGGCATTCGGATCTGCGTGAAGCAGCGCAGTCGCGCCCGCAGCGCCGAGATTATGCGCTACGTAGAGATTAGCATCGTTGACAGGCAGGCCTGCGCCCTGCAGCGACGCGGCGTTGGCGGCCGTGAATTTCTCCATCGCCTGCGTTTGCTGCTGCGGCGTGGCATCCTTTGCGCGGGCCGGCGCACCCGCCGGCTTATTGGCTGCCCACGTGCTGTCAATCATCTGGAACGCGCCGGACGCGCTGGAGCCCGGCGTCGTCGCGGCCCACGGGTTCTTGCTCCCGCCGCTCTCAATTCGCTGCGTGCTCATGAGATAGCCCGGCGAACTACCTGGGGGCGGCGTAAAACTGACCGGCTGCCCGGCAATCGTAACCGGCGCGGGAGGCGAGCCCCCGCCTGCGGGAGAGGAACCAGCTGGGGAAGTAGGGGCCGGACCCGCAGGCGGAGTGCCGTTCGGAGGAACAGCGGGAGCGACGCTAGCTTGCGGGTCCGATGTTTGCAAGGGCGCGCGCGGCGGCTGAGCACCCTGCACACTAGACCCCTGCGGAAAGAACACGCGCTGATTGCCCATGACCGTACTGGGGTGCGCATTGTACCCGTTAATCGCCTCGATACGCCCTTGCTCATGAAAGGGCGCCAATTCGTTCTTAAGCGCGGCGTCAAGCGGGATTTCGTCAAGCGGCTTGCCGCCGCGGCCCGCGTACGTCATTGCGCCGCCGAGCCGCCCTTTGGCCTCGGTAGACGCGTAATCGTACATGTGTTGTGAGAGCTGCTTCAGGCCCGCGATAGTATCGCGTTCCATGCGCGGGGCGCCGGGTGCGTCGGCCTTCTTACCGCTGTTCAGCCAGTTCTGCAGCGCACCGTATTCATTAGCCGCCTTGTTGAGCGTGGTTTCGACGACGCCTTGAGACATGCCGAACATCTTCGTGAAACCGATGCTACCCGAAGCCGCCGATTTCTCCGCAACGTCGCGCATCGTCCCCAATTCATCCTTGATCGCCGTCAGGCCCGCCGACGACCTGTAATTGTCGTCGTTGCTGAGCGTGTCACGCACCTTATTCATCATGTTGTACTGATTTAGCGCACCCTTCACATTTTCGTCATTGGTGTACGACTGAAACGTCTTCTCACGCTCGGCGTTCCACGCGCTCCAGCCGCCATCCTTTGACGACATGCCGTACTTGTCCGTACGAACCGAACCATTCGGCGCCGCAACGCCGGGTTGCCCGTCAAGCGAGCGTATCTTGACGTTATTGCCGCCAAACGCGGGCTCATTCGTGTTGCCCAGCGTCACGTTCGACGCGATGCTCTCCCCGACTTCCTTCGGCGCCGGCTGATCGAACGTCGTCATGTTGTTGAGCTTCTGCACGATTTGCGCGTGCAACTGCTGCGCCTGCGCAAACATGGCACCGTGCTTCGCCACGATATCTTGCCAGTCGGAGGCCTTCTCCGGAATGTTAGGTAGCCCCATGGCCGTAATCGCCTGGCGATCTTCAGGCGTCAGGCTGCGCACTGCAGCCGCGTACACGCCTTGGTTACCCTGAGCCGCGCTGAGCTTGGTTACCGCGGTGTCGGCCGCTTTCAGCTTGGCGCCCGCACCATCCAGCGCCGCACCCGCGAAATCCTGAACCCAATCGCCCTTGCCGCGCGCCTTCAGCATATTCGCTGCGGTAAAGTCTCCGCTTTTGTACTGATCAAGCAGATAGTTGTCGATCGTATCGCCCGTCATCGCGGGGCCTTGCAGCGACTTCGGCACGCCGAAATTCGCCGCCTGCTTCTGAATATCGGTCTGCTGCTGCGCCCGCTGTTGCAAATCCTGCAGCTGCTTGGCTCCCTCGCCGGACACGAAGTCGCGCGCCTTCTGCGCGCCTTCGGGATTGAAGAACTGTAAAATGGGGTTACTGGCTATCGCGTTGGCGCGAGTGATACGCTCTTGCGTCCTGGCGGTTGCTTGCTCCAGCGCGGTCTGCGCAGGATCTGGCGGCTTGTAATCCGAGCCGCCCAGAAACTTGTTGATGGCAGACCCAAACGAAGCGGGCGGCATGCCGGTACCTGCGCCGCTATCTCCCACTCCAGCCGGCTCCGCCTGTGGCGCACCACCGCCAAAGCTCAAAGCGCTCCCGAAGTCCGTATTGCCGCCGGCCATCGTTCCAGGGGGCGTGCTACCGCCGAATGCACTGTCGTCCATGATGCCGGGCTCCTATTCGGAACCGAGGCTAGCACGTCAGACGGCAACTTGGCTAGGTGGGCTGCGGCGCCACGCCGGTAACGAGCAGGATGACAGCGATGATCACAACGACCGCCAGCCCCGCCCAAATCGCGTAGTCTCGTTTCTGATCAGGCGTCATAGCTCAGCGCCCGCCTTGCAGGATAAAGCCGAAATCGTGCCACCCGAGCAAGAACAGCAAGAACCACAAAAATATGCTGGTCAAGTACGGGCCGCGCGTACCGCCCCAACCCCACCAGCCGACGCCCGCGTACGCAAGCAACCACATAATCATCAAGATCCAAAATAGCAGGCCGATCGGCATAGCGCAGTCCTCCAATGAACCACGGTAAACGCTGGGGTAAGACAAAGGTTCCGGCTACGGCCGCCCAAGCCACGAAAGCCAGTAACCGAAAACAACGCAAATGCCAGCGATAATCAACAAGCCAGCAACGTGCTCCAGGCGCTCAAACGCCAGCATACCCCCGCCGAAGTCGTTCACGGCGCTTCCTTCGAGCAGCGCTTGATCCAGTCCGATCGCGCGGGCTCGCTAGCCGGCGCCAACTTGATGCAGTCCCGCGTGAAGTCGGCGCGCGTGTAAGGCTGCTGTTGTGGAGCAGGATCGGCGATGCGACCCATGCCGCTCATGTTTTGCGCAAAGGCCGGTGTGGCGTGCGTCAGGATCAGGGCGAAGGCGACGGCGTATCGCATGCAGATTGCTCCTAAGTTCATGAGTGGCCGGGCTTTCCCCGGCCTGGTCTCATGTTGATTTCTCCGTCAAGGCTTCTCGTACTGCTTCAAACGTCGTATCGTAACTGTCATACGCTGTCGGCGCGGGTTCGTCAATAGTGCGTTCGTGGTGCTGGTGGGCGCGGCGGCGAGCGCGCAAATCTTTTGAGGACAATGCAATCATCGGAAATCGTTGGGTTCATATGCGATGCAGATGCGGTGATTTCTAAACCATCCCCATTTCATGCGACCCATCTTCACGCGTACGACAGGTTTGAAGTCCTCAACGCGACGCCCCCGTCGCTCGTCGTACCCGGCAAGACGTAAAGTAGCGCCGTCCTCGCTGATGAAAGTTACTACGTGGTCCACGAGACCGCCCACTTGATAGCGCACGCGCACCCCTGGAACGATGTACGGATTAACCATCGCTCTTGCTCCAGTGCATCCAGGCCGTCGAATTGACGCTGTAGAAGAAGCGCTGCGGCGACCCGTTCCACGTGATCCACACGCCCTGCGGCGTGGTTTCGACGACATCGGCAATCGAGCCTGGCGCCATGGGGTTTTCGACGGTATCGCCGGCTTTGAGCGCGGCAAACTCCTTGATGTTCACTGGCGCAGCTCCTTTGCGATCGCAAGCTTCGCCTTCCCGCGCGCGGAGCTGGCACCCGTATTGAGTTTGGTCCGTCGCGTATACTTGGACGAGCAATAGCTACAACGAGAGAGGCGCTTAAACGCCGCGTGGAGTAGTTTCATAATCCGCCTGCCAATGCCAGCGCAATAAACAGCGCCATGTTGAGAATTACCCACAACTCGAAAAGGTGCCAAATCACAGCTCGTCGGCCAGCAAATCAAGGATACCCTCGATCACGTTGCGCAACTGTACTGCAACCGGCGATAGCGATGCAAGCTCTTTAAGGCGCTTACGCAGCCGTTCGATACGGTCGCGCTTAGAACGCTGCTGCTCACTCATGACGCTGCCTTCCGTTTCTTGGCTGTGGCTCGCTTCTTCCGCCGAGCAGCTACACCAAGCTCAATCATGGCGTCGAGAGCGCACGGAATGCGGAAACAACCCGCGAACCGATTGAGCGTCTGCAACTCGTCACGGATATCCATCAATACGGCGAGCTGCGCCAGCTCGAAAGACGGCGATCCGTTCAAAACCCACCGGCTGTTCTTATATCGAGTATCGCTCATGACAGGCTCGGATTGAGCATGCATTGCACGGCCCACACGCGATCGAGAGCTGCGAGAAATTCTTGCTCGGCGCTACGCAGTGCTCTACCCCATCCGCCACCGCGACGGGTTAAGAATAGCACGTATTGCGCTTCCAGCAGCGCCATGCGTGCTTCGAATAAAAGATGTTCCATTTTCACTTTCCCTTCTTCGCCGAGCAACGCAACGTGTACACATCGCTAATCGTAATGTACGGCGCAATCAAATCGCCATGGCCAGCGTCGCGCAATTTCTTGATGCTCAGGCTCTCGCGCTCACTGAGCGACATCGTTGCGTCGAACAGCGCGCCCTCGCGGAACTCGGCGCGGCCGGTTTCCTGCAGCGCCTTTTTGATGGCTTCGAGCTTGGCTTCGATCGCAGCAGCCTGCGCCTTCAAAGCGCCGTACGCGTCAACCATGTCGCCGATGTTGAACAGCGCGCCGGCGACGATCTCGGTTGTGGGGGTGTGTTGGGTCATGTTGCTCTCCAGCAAGGTTATGTAGGATTGTCAGTACAGAAGGAAGTAGGGGGTGTCAAGCTTTAAATTCTGCAGGCGGCGTTTGCATCCGCTTCTGACGCATGTTGCGTTTGTTCTACGGCATAAACTACTGCAGAAACTCAGGCTCCGATCGCGCTAAGCAGCTCGTCGAATGTTGAGGCGCGGGAAGCCGCAATTCGAGCCTTGATTTCCTTCTTTGAGAAGTGCGGCTTGATCAGCGCGAACAAAAACTTGACTTGGTCAGCTTCAAAGCTGGCGGGCAGCGCAGTCCAGTCACGCCTATTCTTAACTGCTTCGATTTTCGACTTTGCCCACTCGGTATTCATTTTGTGCTCTCCAGCGATTAACGTGCATCCTACATAGCACGTCGTACGTACGTGTCAAGCCCTCTTTTCAATTTTCTTCGAATAGCGCCAAGCCGTATCCGTGTCCATGCGCAGCAACCAGGCCAGCTTGCCAATCTCGTACTTGTCGCAGATAGCGTCCCAGTGCGCTACGGCAGCCCGCCCGTTGATCGGCGATGCGGCGATGGCAATCCGTAGCGCGCTATCCGCTGGCTCACGTGCAGCCGCTAAGACGCGTTCCTTCCGCTTCGTGCGTTCGAAGTCCGTACGTGCTAGCCGTCCGATCATGATCAGGTCGTCGATCACGCTCGCGAGCAGCCCGCCGCAAAGCTCCGCCAAGTCCATCGGCAAACCCGCCTGTCTGCATTGCGTCGTCAACGTCGGGCTCGCTATCCGTACGAGCGGCCTTATCCGCTCAGCGTGCGTGCTAGCCGTCTCTACTGCGATTTGAGGCAGTCTTAAAGCCGGTATCATCCGTGTGCCTTAGTATACATTTTGTGCCTACCCCGGTTCTACCTTCCCAAGTGAAGCCCCATCGTAGCAGTGCGGTGCTGAACCCTCAAGGTGTAAGCGCCGCCCATTTTCGTAGATAGAGGGCGCATTCCAAGGGAATAATTATGGCCTAATAAACAAATATTTCGTATATTGTACGGATAACGTATATTGATCAAATAGCATACATTAATGCATACGGATCACATAAATGTGATTAGCATATATTGTAGCTTGACTAATGTATGACAAAGGCGTTTATGGCGGGTACCAACAAACGCTGGAGAGCAGAAGATGACCAAACAGCCTGCCGATCTCAATGACAGCCTCGACGATCTTCTGGACGCGCCAGCCGGCGAAGTTCGCACGGCCATTCATGCTCCCATTGATTACACGCCCAAGGATTTTTCGGAACCATGCTCGAAGTGCCGCGGGACCGGCCGCTTCGTCAGCTACTCAGGTCGCACGCTCGGTCCGTGCTTCGCCTGCAAAGGCGCCGGCAAGCACACGTTCAAGACTTCGCCCGAAGCTCGCGCCAAGGCGCGTATCTCGAAAGCCGACCGGAAAGCACAAGAGGCTCTTGAGTGGGTGGAGCAGCACGCAGCCGAAATGGCGTGGGTCAATAATGCTGCGGCCCGCGGCTTTGAGTTCGCCGTGTCGCTGCGGGCTGCTCTGACGCAATACCACAGCCTCACGGACGGGCAGCTCGCCGCTGTTCAGAAACTAATGGCCCGCGATGCCGAGCGGGCTGCAGAACGCGCCGCGACCGCCCCCGTCGTCGAGACGGCCGGCGTTGACCGCCTCAAGGCTGCTTTCGATTTCGCGATCTCCAAAGCCGCCGAGAAGGGCCGCGGCTTTCGCAATCCGCGCATCACGATCGGCGGTGCTGTCATCAGCCCGGCTGGTGCAAACTCCAAGAACCCGGGCGCGCTTTACGTTAAGTCCGGCGGCGAATACCTTGGCAAGATCGCATCGGGCCGGTTTTTCGCCGCCCGCGAATGCACCCCGGAACAAGAGAAGAAGATCTTGGCTTTCGTCGCCGACCCGGAGGCCGCTGCCAAGGCGTACGGGCAAGAAACCGGCGTCTGCTGCATTTGCAACGCCACCCTGACGAACAAGGAAAGCATCGAAGCCGGCATAGGCCCGATCTGCGGCTCCAGGTTCGGGTGGTGACATGCACCAGGCAATAGGCCTCGGCCTCCTGATCTACCTCATTGCGTTCGCATTCGGCGAGCGCACTGCCCGCGTCGTTGTTGGTGCTGTACTGATCATTGGAGTATTGGCGTTCGCGTACGTCATGCTCCGACTTATGGAAGGAACGATCTAATGCCAAGCAAAGAAGGCTGGACGCACGAATGCGACCACGAAAAGATCACGCTAGGCCGCAAGCAATACCGCAACATGGAAGAGTGGACGCGGCCTTGCGGCGTATGCGGTAACCCGTTTTCCATTTTTGTGCGTACGAATGCCACGGCGATCAATTCGTCATTCGGCTTGAAGACATGCAAGGAACACCGCGGCCAAAAGCTCGGCACGGCGGGTACCGCTGTCTTCGAGCAGCACGAGGAACTTGAACGCCTGCGCGAGTGGGAAGAAGTATTCCACCGCGCGCTCAGGCTCGTGCAGAAGAAACTCGGCCCCCACGCAACGATGTCCAAGATGGACGAACATATCGCGTTGCTGATCGAGGCGGCTGACGAAGTTTTCACCGAGGCTACCAGGATGCGCGCCGAGCTCGCGAAATACGAGCTGCAACCGGCTATGGTAGAGGCACAAAAGGTAACCGCTATGAATGGTGCCTTGCCAAACAAGATGCCTTGGGAATAAATAAAAGTCCCGGCGCAGGGCTCAATCTGCGCCGGGGCTGATAGACTACACTCTCGATCGGGACGAGAATGCTGTTCATAGATAGCCAAGAAAAGCTGCGGCTGCAAGATGCAGGTACGCAACCATTTCCTGCCACAATTCAAGAATTTTGGAACGCCGCAGTACAGCGCGGCTTGTTCCCGCTGTCGATCGCGCGGGGCTCGAAGGCCCCTATAGGAGAAGGCTGGAATGCTTGGACCAATCCCATTTCACATCCTGGCGCAGGCAGCGTTGGCTTACGTTGCGGCGATGGCGGTCTTACCGCCTTTGACGTTGATAAATCCGACCCCGATAGCGCAGCCCGTTTGCTGGGCGCCTTTCGGAGTGTACTTGGTCCGAATACGGCTATTCGCTGGGGGCGAAGACCACGTTTTCTTATACCGTTCTACCTAACCGACGCGCCCGTACAAGGGCGTACGTTCACATTTCCGGACGGCGACAAGCTTCAGCTCATGGGCGGACAATTCGTCGCCTTTGGCCCCCACAAAGACACCGGAGAAAATTATGCCTGGGAAAATTGGGATGCAGAGTGGCCGCGTCTCAACACAACACAATTGCAGGACGTACTGTCTCGTGTGCCTACGATGGCGGGAACGTCTCTGCGTTTTGGGGCGGATCACGAAACGGCAACGCCTGACGAACTCGCGGAAGCAATCCCGCAAACACAAGACGAATGGCAAGCCGGCCGCGACGCCGCTTGCCGATACCTCGGGCTGCTCAAGCAAGAGCTGACCGGGAAGCACGAGGGCCGCGGTTCTACGATCTTTGGTATCGTCGGCGTACTGAAGTTCGCCGAGCTGCACGGCATGTGCACGCGCGACGAAATCGAAAACGCGATCATTGAAGCCGGCCATCATCTTGACGAAGGCCTGGGCGGTCGTACGCTTCGTGAAGAGATCGAACGTCACAACGATTTGCCGGTGTTACGCGGCAACCTGATCATGGGCGCCATCATCGCGCGCCGAACGATGCTGCAAGGGCTGAATGATGCGCAAACCCTGCCGATGCTGGTTTCGCGTACAGGCTTTGAAATCTCGCTGGAGGACAGTACCGATGAATTACCGTGGCTGCTATACCAACGTATCTTATGCGGCGAGGTCCATTTTTTTACAGGGCACAGTGGCGCCGGAAAGTCTACCGTCGTCAGTGACATGGCTGTACACCTTCTCACCGGGCGTTCATGGCTCGATAGTGATGTTGAACGTACCGACGGTCATGTTTTGTGGGTGGCCGCTGAAGACGATTACAGCACAGAACGACGCGTGCGGCACTTACTCAGACAAGAACCAAACGCCTCCGATTTGGCAGCTCGATTTCACTTAATCCGCGGCGTAGCCGAACCGCTGGCCTTCGAGTTGCAATGCATCGCACAAGTCCAGGCCATGGCTGCCATGGGCAAGCGTGTAGATCTGATCGTGGTGGACACGTGGGGCGCCTCGGGGCTGTGCTTTGCCGACAATGATACCGAAAAAGTTCTCAAGGCCATGTTTGTCCTGAAAAACATCGCCAAGCGCACGGGCGCCGCTGAGATCGTGACCGACCATTTGCCGCTCGGAAACGAGGACGCATGGCAGAAGGGTAACGGCGCCAAATCAGGGCAGGCCGGGTTTCTGTATCGCGTCACCGCCGGCAAGGAAGATCAGGTATCGATCGATTGCGGCAAGGCACGCGGCGCCCCGAAGGCGAGAAGCTATGCCGGCAAAATCATTTCCGAGAACTATGGGCAGGACAGTAAGGGACGTACGACGACCGTGAACGTGTTTAAGCGTCAGGCGCCGAAGGAGCAGCGCGAACAAAGCGCCGTGATGCACCTGGCCGCTGCCTTGCCTGGCGCCGTCACGGGCGGCATGAATGCCTTGCGTGACGGCCAAATTGTATCCTTTGACAGCGTAGCCGGCGAGATCGGCCACAGCGTCAAGGGCGAAAAGCCCGAATACGTCGTCAACCGCGACGCCGCCCAAAGAATGTTCGACAAAGACGGTTTGAAACTCTTGATTGACACGGGACACTTACGTACACTGCATGGGCAGCCGTTCCTGTTCGTGTTCGCGCCGGGTGGCGTGGCGAAACCGGAGCTGTTGATGCCTTGGGCTTTTATGGGAGTGAAGATGCCATGGGAGTAACACATACGTACGCTTTGTTGCCAGTAAGCAAAGCAACATACGACGAGATCGCGGCTACGCTTAGAGCTGCAGAATACGATCATGTTTTTGGCGATGACGGCGAGATTGACATGCACGGCATCGCGCTTGTAATCGAGAAGCCGCCAGCTCCGATCGACCCTACAAAATCGTCACTAAAATGAATGCGAAGATGCCATGGGAGTAAGTTTTCCGTACTATGGCGAAGATTTCTGCCTCGTGCACGGACGCGAAGCGATGCGCTCGCAAATGGGCAACCCGATTGCATTCTGCGAAGCTTGCGAAGAGGACAAAACAGTACCTAGGGGACAGAACGGGGTTTGCGCATGCGGTCGCGAGACGATGGACGGCGTACGCTGTAAGTACGGCGCCACGCATCAGCCGCTCTTGCGCATGCCGTGGTATCAGCCGAAACGAGAACCTGAGAAGGAGAAATTTCCGTGGGAAAATTAGAAGATCTAACGGCTGAGATTTTCGAGCTAGAGCAGCAGCTATCTGCCAAGTGCGAAGAGCGGCACGCGCTGTACATTTCTGAATTACCCTGGAAAATAGGCGATATCGTTCGCATGACGAGAAGCTGTTACGGCTGTGCTGCCGGCAGTCTTTGGAAGATTGTCGGTTTCTACGATCCTAGTGCGGGTTGGGCGCGAGCAGTCAGCCAGAAAAAAGACGGCTCATGGGGCGTACGAAAGAAGATACTATTCGGTAATTTTGAAGTCGTCGACAGTGGCATCTGAGCTAGCGAAGCGTTTCCCCTGGGAACCGGCACCGCTTCCTGAAACCGTGGCGTTGCTGCAACGTGATTTCGCGTACGCCGTACGCATGACCGCCGTAGTCGTGCACTCGAACCGGCCAGAGTTTCAAATTTGCGTGAACACGGCGCGGGGCCAGATCGTGCCGCGCGGGGAGTGCAGATTTACGGACGGCAGCACGATCGAGCTGCAGGACGTTGGCATGCCGCAGGTTGGCTGCTCCGAAATGTCAGTACGCGAGCTTATGGACCATGTTTGGAATATTGCAAGAAATCTCGAATTGACGCTTGACAGTCTCTAAGAACGTGCTATGTACGTACATCAACAACCGCTGGAGAGCGCCATGCCCCTAACCAAGTCCCAACTTTTCGCCCACGCCCACGCAATCACCCGCATGAAGAGCGTCACGCACTTCGGCGGCTACCAGAAGGCCTTCGCCTTGGTGCTGCGCCAATGCTACGCCGAGAAGCTGGTCCACGGGTGGAACGTCTGATGACCGCGTATGTCGCAGCATGGTTACTCGTTTACTCATGGACAGATTGTGGGAGTGGCTGGTCATGCGTACGCGTAGAGAACGTCGTACCCGGCATCGCTACAGAAGACGATTGTCAGGCACTTGGAAAAAATTTGACCGCTAACGATAAAGACAGACCAAAGTTTAAATGCGTATCTTACGCGAGTGCGGGCCGATGACAACCGTTTGGGTCTACTTCCACGGTGACGGCTCCGTCACCATCTTCGCAACCGAGCTCGCGGCGCTCCGCTGGTTTTCCGTGTACGATCTGGAAGGCGTCGCCTTCGAACATAAGGTGGTATCGTGAATACTTTGAAAAAAGTTGAGAAATACTCTGAGGCAGAGCGAGAAAATATTCGCGCCTGCGCCCGAAATCCAGGTCCAAGTTTTCGAGACGATGCAGTCAAATCGCATCACAGCATGCTTTCTCGTGTTCGTTTAAAACGCACTCAATTGCCGTACGGCGACGTATATTTCGAGTTCATGCGAGAGATTGACAGTCTTTGTCCGGATTATGGATTGAGGGCATCGTATCGTCGACGAATTGTAAGCGGAGAAAGCTAGATGACCCTTGACCTCAAGATTTCCTTGGCACTAGCATTCGTCGGCGCCTTCATTGTGGTGTGTCTGCTGTGAGCTGGTTTCCCTGGGTGCAGGCCCCCGCGCGATCGAACATGACGACTGGCGAGCTGATTGACTGGTTGCGTTACCGCGCAATTGACTTCGGCATGCCGTCGCAGTTTATCGATTGCGTGGGCTACCTGAATGATCTCGACGGCGCGGACGCGGAAATCGAAACGTTAAAGGCAGATCTGGAAGAAGCTCTTGAGGAACGCGATGCGCTTCGAGACGCATTGAGAGGCCTGCTTGCCAGTCCAGATGACCAGATAAAACATGAAATTGCGCAAGGCGTGTTAGATGACCTTCGTCCCTAGACCGCACCAAATCGAAGGCGTACAGGTGCTAATTGCGCACGATGGCCGCTTTTCGGTTGCCGAAGTGACAGTGGCGGGTGGAAAGAGCTACATGCTGGCGACGTTGGCGTATCATTACAGCCAGCTCGGTCGCGTGCTGATCGTTGCGCATAACAAGGAACTCGTACGCCACAATACCGCAGCCGCACGACTTGCAGGGCTTAGCCCTGGTATCTGTAGCGCATCCATCAGTACAAACGCCTTTGGACGCGTTACCGTTGGAACTATCGGAACAATCCTAAATCGAGCGCATTTGTTCCGTGACGTGGTGGCAATACTTGTTGATGAAGTTCACATGGTACCGCCCGCCAAGTCTTCGCAGTACAGGCGGCTTTTCGATAGTCTCGCGCATGCCAAAGTCCACGGACTGACGGGCACGCCGTTTCGAGCGGACGGTACTGGCGACTTAGCGAAGACCTTCGGCCCTGTCGTGTTCCGCTACACGTTCCTGGACGCGTTGCGCGACGGCTACGTAAAGCCGCTCGTACCCGTCGATGCCGGCGAAGACGAGACAATTGACGTTGAAAACCTGAAAACAGTTGCCGGCGATTTCGATCTCGACGAACAAGCTTCCCGCGCGATCAAACTGGTGCCTAGCCACGCTAAAACCATCATTGACGTAATGCAGAAGTTCAACCGGCGTCGCGTGCTAGTTTTCTGCTGCAACATCGCGCACGTCGATAAGGTAGAAGCCGAGCTGCGTCGGCTCGGCGCGCGGGCCGTAGGCGTGCATTCGAAGTCGATCGAGGGCAAGCGCGACAAGGCCGTAGAAGCGTTCAAAGCCGGGCAGTTCGATATCCTGGTATCGTGCAACATGTTTACGACAGGGTTCGACGTACCGGACGTTGACTACGAAGTATTCTGCCGTGCTACAAAATCGGCCGTGTACTATGCTCAATCGCTGGGTCGCGGGGCTCGCATCACGCCACTTGCGGCCAACTGCCTAGTATCGGACTTCGGTGGCAACATCGCGCGCCACGGCACGCTAGACGCCGTGATGGCATCCCCCGGCCGCGCGTTGACGTGTGACAACGAAGACTGCCTTGCCGAATGGGAGACGTGGGAGCACGGCAAGACGTGTCCGAAGTGCGAAACGATCTACAAGAGTGCGCCGAAGTGCAAAGGCTGCAGCGAGCGCTTTGACCCGCACTACCACGGTATGCGATGCCCGCATTGCGGCCAGCAACAATCCGAGATCAAGCAATGCGCAGCCTGCGAAGAGACGTACGCGGCGTTCCTGCATCCGACGTGCCCGTTCTGCGGTTTCGACAATACCGTCACGATCGAGCACGGCAAGGATCTGAAAACGCGCGGCGGCGGCAACGAGGCTGTGAGCGTCAAGAAAATTCTGGAAGCCGAACCCTGGCAGCAAATCGTCAGCCCTCCGGTCAAGAATAACTCAGGCGGTTGGCTGCTCACAACTCGCTACACAACGGCGGTTTGGCCTTACGAGACTTTGCCTCAGCCGCATTCGGCGTTTCTGAAACGAGCACAGAACGGCCGGTATCTTGTCGCCGGCATCTATGATTTAGAAGGTAAGGTCCATCAGCGATGAGCCGCGATTTGGACAGCAGGAACGAAGCACGTGAAGCCGGCTTGCTGTATTATTTTTCGAGTGTACCCTGTAAAAAGGGTCATTTAGCACGAAGACGCACAAGTACTGGCGTGTGTACAGAATGCGAAAAAGGCTACATAGCGAGCTACAAGAAAGGTCCGAAGTACGCGCCGACACGGCACGCAATCAATAAACGAAAATGCCTAACCTTGCGGGGAAGGGCATACGAAATGGTAGTGGCGGCACGCGGACGCGCTGCGCAGTATGGTTTAGAGTTCAATCTAGATACCTGGGATATAGAACTCAGGTTGCAGCGCATGACGTGCGAAGCTACCGGGCTCCCTCTCAATCTAGAGCGTACGGGCAAGACAAATTTTAATCCTTGGGGCCCTCGCTAGACCGAAAAGATAGCACCAAAGGGTACACTCTCGATAACGTACAGCTAGTCTGTATCGCCTATAACGTTGCTAAAGGTGAATGGACTGAAGATGTACTTATGACACTTGTTAATGCACTCTCAAAGAAACGTTGACACCCTCATTTTAATTTGTCATACACCACTGTCTTACAACCCAACGAGGAACACATGGAACTGACGTTCAGCAGCATCGAAGAAGTCAAGGAGTTCGTGAAGCAGCTCAAGGGCACGCGCGGCGGCAAGGGCGATAAGGACGACGAGCCGGCACCCCAGACGCTCGCGCCAGCCCCTTTGCAACCCCCGGCGCAGGCTTTCAACCCAGGTGGGTTTGCGCCCCCGGCGGCTGGTGCCGGACAGGCGGCCGCGGGGCCGTTTGCAGCCGGTGCGCCAGCCGTGGCGCCCGAAGTCCTGGCGCTCGTCGGCCGCATCACCACGCGGATTGACGGCGCTCTGGCGGCTGGGCAACCCGCCGACACTGCGCTGAATTGGTTCCGCGGCGAAGTCACCCGGCACGGCCATGACGCCTCGCAGGCCACCATGGACCAGATCAAGACAGTATTCCTGTCCAAATTGGGCGTGCCGGCGCTGGAGCTCATCGCCAAGCAAATGAACGCCTGAACCCGGCCGGGTAGGGACCGCGCAGATAGGCAAGGGTCCAAAATGGCGCGGTCCCGCATTTTTAGAAAGACCAGCATGAGCCACGACACCTTCAATGCGTCTTCGACCGCAACGTGGATCGAATGCTCGTACAGCGCACTCCACGCTGTACCGGAGCCGCCGAAGAAGGCGAGCACCGCGGAAGCGGCCGACGCTGGCACCGCTAAGCATGCCGTCATGGAAGCCGGCGGAATTCCGGAGGTTGAGGCCTTCTTGGCGCAGCTCGAAGGCGGCGGCATGAACGTACGCCGAGAATGTCGCGTCAAGTTGACTGATGATTGCGGCGGTACGCTCGATATTTTCAATGACGAATGGGTTGCAACCATTCTGGACGGTAAGTTCGGAAAATGGGACGTTCCAGCGAAGCATAACAAACAACTGATGACATACGCCGCGTGCATGCTCAACAACACGGATGCCGAATGGTGGCGCTTCGTCATCTATCAGCCGAACGGGCTTGACGAGGAACCGTGGAAACAATGGGTGCATCACCGCAGCGAGATCGAAACGCACCGCGAGCGCGTGCTACGTGCCATCGCCGATCGCAGCGCGCCGCGCCCCGGGCCGTGGTGTCGTTGGTGCAACGCCTTCCAGGCGTGCCCCGCGATGGCGACGGACGCTGGCTTCCTGATCGGCGCCATGTCGCGGCGCATCGAAGATCTGCAGCCTGACGAACTGGTGCGAATGCTGCGCATGATCCGCGCGCTTGGCGACGTGAAAGACGTTTACGAAGAGGCGCTGACGACACGGCTAAAGTTAGGGCAGACTGCGGACGGCGCCGCACTCAAACCAGGCCGAAGTTTTCGAGCGTGGAATGATCAAGAGCAAGCTGCGACTGTGCTGTATCAGCAATTTGGCGTGCGCGGCGTCAAACCAGTCTCGCCAGCGCAGGCGGAGAAATTAGGGCCGGCGGGCAAGCAATACGCCGTCGTTGGCGCGCATAAGCCCGAGGCCGATATGAAGGCTTCGTACTGACATTAAACACCACTTAAGGAAAAATGCGTGAAGATTGAGGTCACATCCACCGAGCGAGAAGTGTTCATCCGCTTCAACGGCATCACACATTTTCGCGTTGATCGTCGTGAGCTGATCGGCCTTCAGTCGTGGGTGGTCAACCGAGGTCGCGTTGTTCCGACGTTCGCGGTGCAGATTTACACGCGAGCGGCCGGGCAAGAGATCACGCTGGAATACGATAACAAAGAGAAGTGGGAAGAAGTACTGCGCCAGCTTGACGGCGTTCCGTTCCTCAACGAGTTCAAGGTACAAGACCCATAGTTTCCACTAACGAGTTGATAAAGATGTTCGCCACCAAGCTCGAAACATTCCGCGGCATCTGCGTCGGCGGCCCGCTCGCCGGCACCTTCGCAGCACGCAACAATCCCATGTTTACGGTATGGCTGCTCCACGGCGCTCCGCAAGACTACTACGTCCACAATGGCGTGACTTGGGGCTGGACGGAGGCGAAGAAATAGCGTACGTATGCGTTGTTGAAAATTGGCAAACTGAAAAAGGAAACTGAAATATGGCAAATCGACAATATGAACCGTTCACTTTGTTCAACGTGCGTATCGCGGACATGCGTCACCTTTGGACGCCGAGCGACAGTTACAAAGGCCAGAAGCAGCAGAAACCGAACTACTTCGGCGGCTTCCTGGTCAAGAAGACCGCGGCGCAGTGGTCTGCGGAGCCGGCCTTGGCGGGCCTCATGGCGGCGTACACCAAACTCTACGCAACTAACCCGCAAATCGTGGACTGGCGGATCGAAGACGGCGACACGCCGAGCGCGGAGGGCAAGTCGTCCGAACACGCCAAAGGCAATTGGCTATTCAACGCGTCGAGCAGCCAGCCGCCGAACGTGGAACTGGTGCAGGCCGGCGGCGCGCTCGTAAAACTCACGAACAAAGTCGGCGTCAAATCCGGCGACTACTGCATGGTCGGCGGTACGGCGGCAGTCAGCGGCCAGAACCCACGTGCGGCTAAACTCTATCTCAATGCCGTCGTGTTCTCGTCACCGGGCGAAGAGATCGTATTTGCCAACTCGGTGTCCGGTGCGGAGCTGATGCAGCAAGCGCAGAAGCAAGGCTTGCAGGTTGCGGGGTTTTCGGGTTCGCCGGGGTTCGGGGGTCCGGCATCGGGGGGTTTTCCTTCCCATGGCAACGGCCTGCCGCAGGGGTTTGCCCCTCCGAATGCGGTGGGGCCTGCTTTCGGGGCTGCCCCGGGCCATGGTGGAATGCCGGGCGCAACCGCTGGGAATGCGACATCCCCTTTTAGCGCGCCGCCTGCGAACCCGTTCGGACCGCGCTAACTTCTGAACGCGGGAGGTCGTCAATGCTGCACCCTGACGACCTCCCATGCGATTTAGAGACGCGCTCGCGCACCGACCTTAAAAAAGCCGGCGCGAGAAGATACGCTGCGGACCCTTCCACACAGATCACGGTCGCCGTGTGGGAGTTTCGCGGCGTCAAGAAACGCGCCTGCCCCGTGCATCCGCAACTCGGTACGCATCACATTGCGGAACTGTACAGCGATATCAGGCAGTGCCGTATGTTTAAGGCGCATCACGCCAATTTCGACGTGAATGTGCTTTTGAAACAAAATCCCTTCCTCGATTTGCCGCTCTCTAAAATCGATTGCACCATGGCCCGCGCACAGTGTCTCGCGCTGCCTGGCGGCCTCGACGAAGTTTGCACAACACTCGGTATCAAAGGCAAAGATCCCGCCGGGCGCGCGGCCATGCGTGCTACAATGCTGCCGCAGCGTGACGGCACTTTCAATGAAAATTTTGGCGTTTACCAGACGTTATGTCGGTACGCCGATCAGGACCGCGAGTGCTTGATAAATCTTGACGCACGCTTGCCGCCACTTTCGCCTGACGAGCGCCTGATCTTCGAGCGCACATGGCGCAAGAACGAAATCGGGCTGCCGATTGATTTGCAACTCGCGACCGCAATTGCATTGCGCCGGCAAGAGATCGAACAAGAAAGCACACTGCGGCTTATGGAGTTGACGCAAAACGCGGTTACCAAGCTCTCGCAGCGCTCGCGCATTTTGGAATGGTGCAACTCTAAGGGTGCAAACTTAGAGAACACGCAAAAGCATATTGTCGCTGAAAAGCTCGCCGACCAGGACTTGCACCCAGACGTACGCGAGGTACTGGAATTGCTACAGGCGGAAGGCGGCTCGGCACCGCTCAAAGCGCAAGCCCTCTTGGACCGGCATGTCGGTGGCTACTACAAAGACGCCACGCGGTACTTTGGCGCGCGATCGGGGCGCGGCACGTCCGAAGGCGCGAACATGTACAATATTGCTCGGCCATCCGGGCTATACAATGCCGAGCAAGTTATCATCGGTTTGAAGCAAGGTTTCAAATACGGCAACGTCGCGCTCACAGATGCGTTACGAGGCTGCATCGTCGCGCCGGATGGATGGATGATTTGCGACAATGATCTTTCGCAAGCGGAGTACCGCATAGCTCTATGGATGGCCGGCGATACGGAACGTTTGAACTTGCTGGCGTCCGGCGGCGATCCGTACATCTACAACGCAATAGCGATGGGACGGTGCCCGCCGGGTTCAACCAAAAGCACGCACCCGCAAGAGCGGCAGAGCTACAAATCAGTGACGCTCGGCGGCAACTATCAGCTCGGCTGGAAGACATACATGGCGCATCAGCGCCGCGCCGGCAACAACATGGGCGAGATCAAAGCGCGATCGGATATCGAGGGCTACCGCCAAGCCAACCCCCTCCTAGTGAAGCTTTGGTACGCGCTCGGCGACGCCTTCAAGTTCGCGATTTACGAACAGCCGGGACGCATCTTTCCGGCAGGCAAAGTCGCGTTCCAGAAAGATGCACACGGAACGGTGTGGATGATGCTGCCATCCGGCCGCGCAGTGCCGCACTACTCGGCGCACATTACGCACGAAGGAGAGATGAACTTCTTCCGAGGCAAATTTGGCGCGATGTTACGACAAAAGGCGTTTGGGGGGAGTTTGCTCGAAATTTCCTGTCAATCCATGACGCGTGACTTGGTGACAGCGGCCGAAGCCGATATCGAACACGAGCTACCCGACGTGTACTTAATCTTGGACGTGTACGATAGCATACTTGCCTTGGCCCCGATATCCGTTGCAGCAGAAAGAGCTGTACAGATGCGACAAATAATGAAACGCTCGCGTACGTGGACAACAGGATTGCCACTCGACGCAGACGGATACTTTGCGACTAGGATGGCCAAATGAGCAAGCCGAAAATAACTCTGCAGCAGATTTTAAAACAAGTGGCTGATAATCCTACGTCGCCAGAATTTGAGCTTGCACTTGTTGAGTTTTTAGAATTTTCCGACAGCGAACAGAAAGCTATTCTTTTCCGCGCAATCGTCGATACCGGCGGTCAGATCAACTGGATAATCGCGGAATTACGCAAATGATAAGCCTTTGGACCGATGCAAACATCGAGCGATTGAAAACGCTATTTTTCGAAAACAAATCTATGGCGGAAATCTCGGCTTTGATACCGGGATCGACGCGCAATGGCGTCATTGGCAAGATACACCGGCTTAATTTGCGAAACGAGAACCGCGGTTCCAAGGAAAGAAGGTCGCGTAAACCCAAGCCTCCCACCGCGTTGCCGGAACAGAAATCGCCAACTGATGAATTTTCTTTCGCCGATCTGGAACCCGGCATGTGCAAGTGGCCGCTCGGTGGACTATATTGCGGAATGCCCGCGGCCGGCGTACGTAAGCCTTACTGCGCCGATCATGCGGAGAAAGCGAAACGTCGTGACTGAAGCCAAGCTAGGCCGCTTCCTGATCCGAGATCTCAATCCGTGGGAAGGCCCGAGCGTGTTTGCGCTGACCGGCGACAGCAAAGTCATGCGCTACATGGGCTTCGCCGTACACAGTTCGGTGGATCAGGCTACGGCGCTATTGCAAGCGTACAAAGCTTCGCCGTCCCGCTTTCAAGCTATTTGCCTCGATGGTGAGCCGACCGACATACTTGGCATCGTCGGATTGGAGGTTCGCGGGCATCAGGCCAGCATGACGCTGATGCTTCGCCGCGATTGGAAGGCGCGCGGCGTCGGCCGTGAGTTCTGCAAACCGTTCATTGCGTGGATCTTTACGCACCCGCAAATTTGGCGCGTATGGTCGTACGTGCACGTTGACAACAAGGCCGGTCAACATGTCACGGAAAAGCTAGGTGCTGAGCGGGAAGGCCGACTACGGCGATTTGAGTACTTCCCAAACGTGAGCGAGCTACCGCAAGATTGCTACATCTACTCAATTGTGAGGGGATGAAAATGTACGTACTTGCTTTGATCGGTGCCACCACCATAATAACCCTGGCATGCCGCGAAATCCGTTTTCAGTGGAAATCTCGCAACTGGAAACCTACGCCTTGGCTGTGCTTGCCTCGCTAGAACGCCGCAGCGAAGCTCCCAAGCCCGCTGAACATCGATCCGAGGCCGCTGCCCTTGGCCTGATCATTCTTGGCCTGCGCCTGCGCAATGTTCGACGTAGCACCGATTTGCGAAGTATCGACGCCAGCTTGCTGTCCGGTTGCCGTGGTGCCAACACCGATCGCGTTGAACATGTTGCCAAGCGAGCTTTCGAGCTGGCCGAAGTTCTGCTGATTACCTTGCAGATATTCGTTGTACGCCGTGTTGGCGCCCTGGTTGACGATGCCGGTGTCAATCGTGCCAAGCGCACGTTCATTCGATCCGGAGAGTAAGTTTCCGCCGGCAGCGGCGCTGTTGTTCTGGACTTGATTGGCTTGTTGCAACTGGTACTGAGCGGCCGGTGTGTTCGTGTAGTTCTGCATGAACTGGTCATAGCCCTGCGCTGTGCCGGCGGTGCTCGCAATATTGTTGATGGTGTTTGTGGCGGTCGGCAGGAAGGATTGCCCAAACTGCACGTCCGGCTGCGTATTGCCCGTGAAGCCCCCAGCAACGCTATTGACGGCCCCCTGGCCGGCGTCGAGGGCTGATGCCCCCAGCGACGACCCGATTACCGAGCCCAGCCCTGCGCCAAATCCCGACATCCGGAAGCCCCTTGCGTTGTATGACAATTTCGGATAGTCTACCACCCCATGACCGGAAAAGAAAAGCTAATGGTGTCGGTACGGCTGCCCGCCGCGCTTGTGGCCCGCGTGGACTTCGTTGCGCGCAACATTGACAGCGAAGTGGTCAAGAACCGCTCCACGGCCCTGCACGCCGCGGTGGAGGCGTGGCTGCCCACCCAAGAAGAGAGGCTCGTTGTCCTTGGCATCATCCCGAAAAAAGTCCGCTAAAAAGCGGAAGACCATCACGAACGATGAAACCTGCCTTCAAAAACATACGAAACAATGGCTCGATAAATCCGGCCTCTGGAACCGGCTGCTGATCTTCCACGTCGCCAACGAACGCAAAGGCGGCTTTGGCGTACAGATGCATTTCAAGCGCATGGGCGTACGCCCCGGCGTCGCTGACTGGCTGGTATTCGTCCCCGGCCGTGCCGTTGCGATCGAGCTAAAGGACGACGAAGGCGAACAAGACGCGGATCAGGAGCGTTTTCAGAAGCAATGGGAAGCGGCGGGTAACGTATACTTGATCGTGCGTACGCTTGAAGAGTTTCAGGGCACGATCAATGCGTTGACGCTGTTTCTTTAATCAGCAGCAAAGGGAAGAGATATGAGTGACCCGTGGAAAGACCCGGAACGATACAAAACCGGACGCGCTTGCGTATGTCTCGGCTGTGGCAACAAGTGCCGCGAAACTCTTTGGGGCAAATGGTGCTACCGCTGTAACGTCGAGCGCATTGAACGCATCAACAAGAGCTTTGAGCCGTTCGCCAAGGCTATCGGCAAGCCTTTGCGTTAACATCACATTAAGCAATAGCCGTCCACGCCCCGCCAATCTTGCCGTACAGACGCGTGCCCGCGCCACCCGTGTTGTTCAAGTACAGATCGCCATTGCTGCCAAGGCCCGCGCCTGGTACGCCGCTGCCGTTACGTACGACAGCATTGCTCTCCAACGTTGTCAACTGTCCATTGATCGTCGCAATTTCCGAATTTATGAACGTGATCTGAAGCTGCAACGCCGTGATGGCGCCACCCTGGCCGCCCTGCCCTGCTTCCAGCGTTGCTATGTTCGTCGTATTCGTGGCAACCTGGGTTTCGAGTTCCGGCAGTCCCGAAACCTGGCTCGGATCGATGCCGCCCGTGTTGGCTAGGATCGATGTCAATTCGAGCAGCCAGCGATTAAAAGACTGCCATTGCGGCCCAGTCAACTGTGGCGGAGGCGGGATTTTCAGAACCATTGACTTACCTTGCGGTTTCGTGTACGTACATTAATAGGAGAACTAGACATGGCAGAATTCATTTTCGCATTATCAATGTGCGTCGCTATAAGTACCGCCGTCGTCACTGCATTCAGTTTTACTTACTTTGCTCTGGTTGATGACGTCGGTTCAATTCGGTCAACGTGGGACTGGTTTGCAGTCGCCGCGTCCATTATGCTGATTGTAGCAATCTTGGTGATTGCAAAACAAACAAGCCAGTTTTTAGCTCTGTAAGGACTAAACATGTACACCATCCAGTACGAAGGCGTTGACGGTCAAAGCCGCATGCAAGAGTTTGACAGCAAAAGCAGGCTTCAGCTTACGACCCATCTTGCGCGTTTCCAGCGCCCCATCCTTGCCGTGTACGAGCAGACTACGCCGATCACGAAGGCGATGCGAACGGAGCTTGGCTCCTTGCCTCCCGGCCGGCTGTCCCGTGCTGCTCGCAAATTTGCTACGTTCCAGGGCTGACATTCAAAAATAGTTCGTCGATCGTGAATGGCGCCTGCGCGCCGCTGTACTGCAAGCGAAACTGACGGCGCCGACCAGTGCCAAACTCGCGCGCGATGGCGCGGCGTACCCCCGGTTGAGGCAGGACGATTTGCCGCACTCCGCGCCACGTTCGCGGTGACACGACAACATCGTTGACCGAAACGTCGGTCGTTTCGCTCCAGTCGAATTGAAAGCTGCCTGCCTGCGGTCCCATGGATGACGTAACGTCGAGTGAATTGTACGTCTGCCGTGCTTCCTGGCTGCCGACCCACGGCGTTATCATAGTGCGCGCTATTGTGCCGGCGGGCTCCGCTGCGCTGTTGATATCGATCGTACAGACGTGTCCCGTGTCCAAGCCGACGTAGGTCACGCCGCCGTCATGTTCCGTTGCGCATCTGATTGCATGATCCAACCGGCCGCCGGGACTTTGTCGGTAGGCCCACACACCGGTCGACCCGACAAATTCCAGCGTCCATTGCGCCGGCAACGTCAGCACGTAGACATCGCTGCCACCTTGGCCGTATGCATAGGCCGTAAGCGTCGCCAGCTCCGCGGCCGTGAGTTGCTGCAACAGCGCGTCAATCCACGTCGGCGACACCGGCTGCCCACTCTGCCCCGTGCAAAGCCATACACGCCGATCGGTCCCGACAAACATGAGAATATCACGCAACACGGCCAACGACGTGCGCGACGCGATGCCGACCGAATAGAGCGAGTTCGGGAAGGCCGTGAACGCAAAGTCCGTCTGCCCGCCCGGATTGTACCACTGTTCCAGCGAGCGCGAGCCCAACGGCCACATGACAAGCCCCGATATCGCTACGTCCAGAACCCTGTCGCCACGAGCTTCCTTGGTGGCGAAGCTGTTCGGCAATACGTTCGCAGGTGCGAGCGGCTGCGAGCTGTACATCTTCGCATCCTGGCTGGCGTAGAAATTAGAGGCCCCCGACCATACTGTGATGTTGCTGAGTTCGGCCACAGTCGTCGGATCGAAGTTGATCGAAGCATCGAAATCTGCATTGACGACGCCCGTCGTCAGTGTGGCCGTGTATCCCGTGCCGCCTGGCGTAGCGGCGTTCTTGTTGGTCGCAATGCAAAGGGCAGTGCGGTCCTCCGCAAAGCGGATGATAGGCTGTTGTGCGTTCACGGCAACGAAGCCGGCGAGCACTGGTACCCCCGTCTCGACGCTATGCCATATCGAGCCGTCCGCGTGCCCGGTCCAGATTGTTTCCAGCGCGTGGTTGATGGCGATGCACGGCGCCGTCGTTGGCCGACAAACCGTATCGAGCCCCGGCGTTCCGATGAAACGCACCTTGGACGGCTTACCTTCTTTCATTTCGCGCGGCATCACGCGCACGTTGACGAGCTTCGCTGCGCCCTGGTCAAAGTTCTTTGGATCTTGGAATGAGCCTAGCAGGTCAAGAGGGGGCATGCGTCATGCCCTCACAAAACGCAGCCATTGACATTCAGTATGACACGTGATTTCTGAATGGTTCAGCATGGTTAGGGGGCACTCGTAATGAATGGGCAATTTTATGTATACCTTTGGCTCGACCCGCGCACAACGCCGATGACACCGCGCTACGTCGGCAAGGGCATAGACGGTCGAGCATGGACTTGGAACAGAAAGAAAGACAAGAACGCGTTATTGTACGAAATGCTAGTAGAACTGTGGAAAGTACGTAGAAGGCCGTACGTCATGATTTTGGAGTTATTTGACACCGAGGCCGAAAGCTTTGTAGCGGAAGTTGCAGCCATTCGTAAGTACGGACGCGCAGACTTAGGTAGCGGTACGCTATTCAATTGTTCCGATGGCGGACGTGGAAATTCCAATTTCAGAGGCAGCCGAAACCTACAGTCACCAGAACGTAGAGCCGCAAGTAGCGAGCGTATGAAACTTCTAAACTCACGTCCTGAACATCAAAATAAAGCGCACTATAAAAAACGAACTGATCCAGAAACGCGCGCCGCGTTGGCTGAACGGATGCGAGTACTGAATGACAGACCAGAATTTAAAAGCGACGAGCGCAGGGCTGCGGCTTCAAAACATCTTACGGCGCTAAACCGCACGCGAACCTATAGTCCTGAGGAACGAACAGCTAGGTCTGTACGAGCGACGGCTATGAACAAAGCACGCGCTACCGCTAAGCACGAATAAAACGGAGCCATTGCTGGCCTCTGCTCCAGTCACGCCAGCGATCATTTACCATCTTTGCGCGCGACAACAGCACCGGGTCAAGCTTGTCGGACGGGCGGCCGTACGAGCCGCAAATCGTCAAGCCCAGCATCAGCGTCGCGTCGTGGATGCCTTCCGAGGGCAACGCCACGATATCACCACCGAGCGGGTCTGAGATCAGGGGCATCCGGCCGCCATACTCAATCAGCGCGTTAGCAGCGGCGCGCGGGGGCTGCCACGCCGTAATCAGCACTGAGTTGTCGGATTGGCGTTCCTGGTGCCACTTCGTCACGATACCCGGATACGTCGTGCGCACAACATCGGCTTTCGGCGCCATGCGGGTTTCGCGGTTCACGGTGACATTGATGTCATTCATCCAGATTGATTTGATCGCAACCGCATCTTGCTGCACAAGGTAGCCGTTGTTCGCCGTGCCCACGGAAAACGTATAAATTTGCCCCGTCGTTCCGATCGGCAGCAACGCAGTCGTCGTTTTCATGAGGTACTGACAGGCACCGTCCGACTGCTCACTGCGGAGCATGTCATTCAGCACGACGACGTTGTTCGCGATGTCCGCCGGTTGCGCGCTCTCAGTCTGGTCAATTATGCCGTACAG